GGCTGCCAAGGCTCTAGGCTGGGAAACCGTACCCGTGCAGTGGGTTGACGTTACACCAGAGGAAGAGCTGAGGATTCTGGTAGTTGACAACCGCACTACCCGTATCGGGCAAGATGACACAACCAAGATTACCGACATCTTAGCGGAACTTGCTAACACGCCTATTGGCCTTGATGGTACGGGATACTCGGCAGGTGCCCTTGATGCGCTGATTGATTCCTTGACGGGGACAGGTGAGCCGGAGGAACTGCTAACCGATCCGGATGAAGTGCCGGAGGTAGTCGAGACACGGTGCCAGCCGGGAGACCTTTGGATTCTTGGTAGCCATCGTTTGCTCTGCGGGGACAGCACCAAGGTAGATGATGTTGAGAGGCTGATGTGTGGTGCTAAAGCCGACATGATGTTTACCGACCCACCGTATGGCGTTGATTATTCCGGTGGTATTCAGTTTACAAAAGATGGTCAATCAGTAAAAAATAATCGAGAAAAACTCGAAAACGATAATAGTACTGCAATCTATTCAGACTTCTTGCCGGTGGCGTTGGCTTATGTCGATGGGCCTTGCTATATGTGGTTTGCTGACTCAAAAGGTTTAGAAGTTTATAATGCCATTCATAACAATGGATGTGAGATACACGCTCTGATTATTTGGAATAAGACGAATGCAACTTATGCCGCTATGAATGCACAGTACAAAGAGCGGAAAGAACCATGCCTGTATTTCAAGCCTAAAGGTTCAACACTTAGATGGTGTGGAAGTACAACTGAATCAACGGTATGGGATCAAGCTAGGGACGGCATCAACGAGTTTCACCCTACTCAGAAGCCGGTAGCATTGGCACTCAAGGCAATCGGTAACCATGACGCAAAGACAGTCCTTGAAATGTTTACAGGGTCTGGTTCAACACTGCTTGCAGCTGAACAGTTGGGGCGCAAATGCTACGGGATGGAGATAAGCCCTAAGTACTGCGATGTGATCATTCAGCGATGGGAAAACGCTACAGGCAAGAAGGCGGTACTAGATGGCACGACCAACCAAGTATAACGATGAAGTGGTAACCCGCATAACTCACGCTCTGAGGGCAGGGAATACCCGCCGAGCATCATGCGCTTATGCCGGTATTTCACAAGACACGTTCGCAAGTTGGCTGAAGTCAAACCCGCATTTCTCGGACGCTATAGAAAAAGCAGAGGGTGATGCCGAAGTTCGCAACGTTGCTATCATCCAGCGAGCAGCTGATACCACTTGGCAAGCGGCTGCATGGTGGCTTGAGCGCAAGCACAAGGCTGAGTGGTCTAGCCGGGTAGAACAGACCGGCGCAGACGGTAGCCCGGTCAAGGTCATTGTGGAGTACGCAGACAAACCATAATGCCAGACATACGATTGGTCTTACCTCGACCACATGAAGCACAGCAGGTGATAATGGCACAGGCAAGGCGATTCAACGTCCTTGCCTGTGGCTGAGTAGGTAGACGCTTTGGAAAAACAACTCTAGGCGGGAACCTGCTATCTGATCCGGTACTGAAAGACGGCTTACCCTGTGCTTGGTTTGCGCCTACCTATCGTTTGCTGGAGGAAGCGTACAACGACCATAAGCGGATATATGCTCCTGTGATTCGGCGAGCTGTGCAGACACCTGCACCGCGCATTGAGTTGATAACCGGGGCGGCTATTGACTATTGGACGCTTGATGACCCAAGCACGGTTGCCCGTGGTCGCAAGTACAAGCGGGTCATCATCGATGAGGCTGCCATGGCAAGGCATCTGGAGCAAGCCTGGACGGAAGCCATACGACCAACGCTAACCGATTACAAGGGCGATGCTTTCTTTCTTAGCACTCCCAAGGGTAGTAATTATTTCAAGTCTCTACACGCTATGGCTGGTGTTGATGATGACTGGATGGCATGGCAGATGCCGACAACGGCTAACCCTTGGATTGATCCGGAAGAAGTAGCCAAGGCGGGGGAATCCTTACCCTCGATCGCTTTTCGACAGGAGTATTTGGCGGAGTTCGTTGATGCTGCTGGAGCACGTATCAAGCGGGAGTGGTTGAGGTTTGGTGATGCGCCTGAAGGGTTACCGGTCTACCTTGGGGTTGACCTTGCGATATCTACCAAGGCAGAAGCAGACTATACCGCTGTGGTTGCTCTGAGCCGTGCAGAGGATGGAACGTTGTACGTGCTGGATGTCAACAGGACACGCGCAGACTTTGCCAGCGTCCTGCGGTTCATCGAGGCGATGGCAGATAAGTGGAAGCCTACGATGATTGGCATCGAGCAGGTGCAATACCAAGCCGCTGTCGTGCAAGAACTCATGAGGCGTACGAAGTTACCGATACGGGGGATACGCCCAGACCGTGACAAAGTAACCCGCTTTGCCCCTCTGGAAGCCCGGTACGAGCAGTCTCAGGTCATGCACTGCCAAGGCCTACCGGCATACTTTGAGGATGAGCTGCTATCCTTCCCGGTTGGTCGGCATGATGACGTGGTTGACGCTTTGGCTTATGCTTGGCAGGTGTGCGGATCTAAGCGAAGTTGGGGAGCCGTCTAAAATATATACCTCTATACCCTTGCAAGATATACACGGGCGGTGTATATTATCTACATCCAAGGGGATACAGGAGATAAACAATGGAAACAATCATCGCTCACCTCGAAAACGCAGTAAACGCTGAAACCCGTTTCAAGCAGTTGATCGCAATCAAAGCCGCAAAGACAGCACACGATGCTAACGGCTTTCATGCAGACGTTCGATCAACAATCAATGTTGCATGGGACTGCACACAAACACAAGCAACCTTTGAATGCACAAAGCACCATGCACAGAATGCATTAGATATGGCTAACATCTGCTGGGAACTTTACAAGGCAGGAACCCTGAACTAAACACAGGAAGCCCTACAGCCCCCGCAAGGGGGCTTTTTCTTTTTGTGGGATACTGCTAGCATGGGTATCTTTGACCGCTTCCTCGGACGTAAAGCCGCCGCTAATCCTACACAAGCACTACCGCTGCCACTCAGCCAGTCTAGGGACATCTACCTAACCGGTTACGGCTCTGGTCAGCTACAAACCTTGCTACGCCGGGCGCTCCCTGGAAGTACTAAGGACTGGGCGAGGGTAGCCGGTGACCTTGGGCTAAATGGCGTTGTGGCATCAGCCATTGACTGGTACGTCAGGAACTACCCACAGGCAACACCACGGCTCTACCGACCGGTAGACAGCCAGCAGGCAGAGCCGGTAGAAGACCACCCGGTATTGCAGCTCATGGCTCAACCTGATCCGATGATTATGGGTAGCCTTTTCTGGGGCTGGGTTATTCAAGATTTCAAATTGTTTGGCAACACTTACCTACGCAAGATTCGCTCTTCCACCCGTGGCACCGTGACCGCTCTACAGTTCCTACCGCAGGACATGGTACGCCCGGTAGGCAACGGCGTAAACCCGCTAACCCATTATGTCTACACCACGGATGGCAGGAGTTTTGATATCCCGGTAAGTGACATCATCCACATCCGGTACGGCAGAGACCCTAGCGATATCCGCATTGGTAGAGCGCCGCTAACCGCTGTCCTGCGGGAGATAGCAACTGATAACACCGCATCCACTACCGCTTACGGACTCTTGGCTAACGGCGCTATGCCTAGCCTCATTGTCGGGCCTGATGCCAAAGAGACAACCGTAGATATGTCAATGGACGATGCCCGGCAGGTCAAGCGGCAACTGCACGAAGACCTTACCGGGGACGGTTCAGGCGGTATCGTGGTTATGACCGGCGCCTACAAGATGGATAGAGTTAGCCTTACTCCTTCCGAGCTTGCTTTGGATTCTGTGAGACGTGTACCGGAGGAGCGCATCTGTTCAGCCCTTGGCATCAACCCGATGGTATTGGGGCTTGGTTCAGGCTTAGAGCGCTCTACGTACAGCAATTATGAGAGAGCCCAGCAAGCGGCTTGGGAAGATGGCATGGTGCCGCTCTTGCGTACCCTTGCGGACGCTATTACCGCTGACCTGCTGCCGGAATACCCTGAGACACAGCAGGGTGATTACGTTATGTATGACCTTGAAACCGTCAGGGCGCTTGCTGACGATATGCAAGCGGAAGCGGTAAGAGCCGAGAAACTGTACAAGGCGGGAATCATTGATCGGGCTGAAGCCAAGCGAATAGCCGGCCTTGAAGCCGTGCCGGAAGATGAAGGGCAGCTACACCCAACGGCAATCCCGGTACAAAGCGGCGGTGGCTTTGAAGGTGCAGCCGTTCGGTCTTACGATGTCAAGTACAGACCAACTGAAGCCATGCGGACAGCCGCACAAAGAGCGCTTGATTGGAAGGCTGAAGGTTTCGATGGCGGGACGCGGGTAGGCCTTGCGCGAGCAAACCAGATTGTCAACGGGGAGAAACTTTCCGAAGACACGATACTGCGGATGTATTCTTTCTTTTCACGGCATGAAGTAGACAAACAGGCCGAAGGCTTCAACGCTGGTGAAGAGGGTTTCCCCTCACCGGGGCGTGTAGCTTGGGACTTGTGGGGCGGCGATGCCGGGTTCCGCTGGGCTACATCCAAGCGGGACGCAATGCAGCCAGACGGCAAGAGCCTTGACACCGACCACGTATGCACTCCGGGGGTAGTGTACAAGTCTCACCCTTTTTACGGGTATTCGCTGGAGGCAATCTCAAGCGAGTAGACAGCGGAACAGGCAGGATTTATGCCGCCAGTCAGAAGTACCGGAATGACCTTTTGGAGCGTGAAGGCGTAGCCATCAGCCGGATGCAACGCGCATACAAAGCCGCAACCAAAGCAAGCATCGATGAACTGGAAGCGCTGGAGGGTAGGATTGCCGAGCGTGAAGCCAATGGCGAACCACCATCCGAGACAATCCTTTGGATGCGTCAGCGGATCATAGATAACATCGAGCAGCTCGGAAAGAACCTGAAAAAGTTCTCGGTAGAGGGGGCAGTGATTACAGCCGATGGGCAACTTCAAGCCGCTATCCTTGCTAATGATGCAACGCCGCGCCTTGTGGAAGCGGCAGCGGGTAAAAAGCCCGCAGGCGTTACCCTTGGTACTTCATGGACAAGTCTTCCTGATGAACAACTCCAAGCCTTTGTCGGGTTCGCAGGCGATGGTTCGCCTCTGGCTGTCTTATTCGACGCCATCCCTCAAGTAACCACCGATGCCATGCAGATGGCTTTGGTACAAGGCATAAGCCTAGGTGAAGGCCCACGCACGGTAGCACGGCGGGTACGCAAGGCGGCAGACATCGGACGGCAAAGAGCCGAGACGATAGCCCGTACCGAGATGATACGAAGCGCCAGGGAAGCCCAGCGGCAACTATACACGCAGAACCCGGCAGTGACCGGATACCGGCGGCAGGCTACGCAAGATGCGCGGGTATGCCTTGCTTGCTTGGCTCTCTCCGGCACACTTCAGGCTACAGATACCATCATGCCAAGCCACCCGAACTGCCGGTGCGTGATGATACCGGAGACCCTCAGCTGGGCAGAGATAACCGGCGATTCATCGATACCGGACACACGCCCAAAGGTTGCAACCGGTGAAGAGATTCTAAAAGGGCTAACACCGCTTGAAGCTCAGCAGATACTAGGCACCGCCCGTTACAACCTTTACAGCGAAGGACTACCGCTTAGCGACATGGCAACCGTGGTACAGAATGCCGACTGGGGGCCTACTACTAGGGTATTGCCGCTTAGAGACCTAGAGGGATACCAACCGGATCTAACGACATATCTATGAAAACGGCACTGTGGGATAGTGGGTGTATGGACTTGCTGACATCTTCCGTAGACGGTATCAAGAGCGACCGGTTAGGCTACGTCAAGGGCTACCTTGTGCGCTTTGGTCT